TCCTGAGATAAGCGTATTTGTGGAACCCAAGAATTCACATTCAAACTCCTGACGAAACTGTTCTTCGGACGTGTTCTCAATTGTTTCTTCTTTCCACTTTTCATCTCGACCTGGAACCATAGACCAGTGAATTTGAAACGTTTTGTAACCGTTCTTCTTACCAATAGCGTCCATCCACAATTTGTAGAATAAATTCATACCATTAGGTGTTGACACAATGATAATTTTTGTGGTCTTACCAGATGATATAACAGGGTAAACAGAGTTAAAAAACTCATTGGCAATGTTAGCCGGAACGAATGCAAATTCGTCCAAGAATACAATGTTGAATGCTCCACCACGAACTGCTGAACTTGATGTGGATGCCGCAATAATTTTTGACCCGTTTTCAAGTTCTACATTACCCTTGTTCCATGTCACCACACCCTGTTGGAGCCACATAGGAAGGTTTTCGTATGCTAGTTGATACTTTGCTAGAATGTCACGGGCTAGTGAGCCTTTGTTAGCAAGAACGGCAATGTTTTGTGAGTCTTGGAAAAGTGTTACCCAAAGAAGATATGCAACTGATGTGGTTGTTTTACCGACCTGACGAGGACATTTTGTAATTGAAAAACGATTTTCATGGTATGTGCGAATCATTTCTTTTTGAAATTCCCACATACGAAACGGAATGAGACCTAGATCAACGTTGACAATCTTGATATATTTCATTGCAAAATACACAGGATCTTTGGCACACATTATGTACTCATCAACTTCTTCCTGTGTATATGCGTGTTCAACTCCGGCTCTTTTTAGTAACGGATTGTCACGGTAAGAATCTTTATTATTAATCGGCATTCTTTGCTTTTAACAATTTTGAAAGTTCTGAAGTTGAGCCTACAAAAATGGCCTTGTCTACATTAAAACCAGAATCATTCTTCTTAATGTTCTTTAGTTCTCTAATGGTCTTCTGCATCGCCATTAATTTTTCATTTGCTTCTGCTGTATTCTTAATGAGAGTAGCAACAACTTCAAATGCACGTGGGTGTTCTGTCTCTGATGCAATAGCAAGGAGATGGTCGATTGCTTGATTACCTTTTACAACCAACTCTTTAAGTGTTTGTCTCGATTCTTGATAATCATCATCGAGGTCACCATCAAGGTTTTTGGTAACTTGTGATTCTATTTTTGCGGGTAAGTGTTCGGTTTTTTCGATGGTCTTTGGTACCACATCAAATATTTCACTCATACTGTTTTCAAATTTGGACATTTTTTGGTGTATTGTACTTAAACAATATTGGGGAATTCTGTTATTTGTGTGGTATATGTATAGTTGTTAGGCATTACAACATTAAGTGGATTAGGTTTTATCTCCACTCTAACCGTATTAATTGGTGTGGCCACAAAAGATGATGGTACCCAAGTTGTGTTTGTTGTATAACCTTTGACACCGGTGCCAGTTACAAAGTGACCGTTCAAATCTGTTAATTCTAGTTTACGTGTGGTGCTATACCAAGAACGTACTTTTGCTGTTGCAGTTGCAGTTTCATAAGAGTAACCTTGGTATACAATTTCATCAAGTTGATAATTACCAAGCCCACCAGAAGACATTGTGGCCGTTACTGTATTGTATTTTAATTTGTTATCATCAAGTATGTTTGTGATTGCTGTTCTGACTATTTTAGGTTCTCTAATTGCACCGTACAGGTAACCTTTTACAGTGAACGTTAGTGTCCAGATAACATTTCGAACTTTTGAATTATAATCACCCTCATAATCAACTTCATTTGTAACACCTTTTAGTATAATAGGTAATTGTTTAACAATACCCATCTCTGGAACTAAATTAACACTTACAGTATAATCTGGTGTAAAGTATGGAAGAATCTTTTCCATAAGTTGCGCGCCATCTTCGATGTTTCGTACATATGCAAAGAGTGAGAATTCAAAATCAAATGGAACTGGATTATAAACCGCCAGTGTAGATCCAGATTGACCAGAGTGTGCTGTTGTCTTCATGTTGGTGTTTAACTTACGAGAAGGATCATAAGTCATATTTGTCATTTCAAACGACATAATAGGTAACGTGATCTGTACTTTTTTGTCCAACTCTGGATCGCCGTCTAAACGTGAAACATATTTCTCTTTTCCACCATACACAATTGGAACAAGAAAATTCTCCTGCTCTACTCCGTTATCATCATACCTTGATAATTTAATTTCATTGAAAAGATTACCAAAAGCGATAACAACTTTTCTAATTGTTCTATGATATGCGTAACTCATGTTGGTGTACCGAATGGATTAATTTCAGATAAGTCAACAAAGTCTGTTGCCTCTGTTTGTATGAGTTTATTATCATACATTTCACGTGATTGTGGGTCTAAGAGAGTGTCTGGTGTTGATGAGATAGTAAATGTTGCATTACTATTTGCACCTTGCATTATTGAGTTATTTGCAAAAGTTCCAAGTGTGTCGGTGATTTTCAACACACCGTCTGGTCTATTCCAGTATACAACTGTTCCAACATTGTTTGCTGAATTATTTGCACGCACTCTTTCACCAACAATGAAGTTATTTGAGTTTACATTTGCTGACACGTTCAATGTTATATTATAAGCATCTAGATTAACAACATCATCAATATCTGAAATACCAACATCGATTGTTTCTTGTGAATATTTGAACTTCTCTAGCTCTAGCTTGTAGAAATATGGGTATTTGTTACCCATAATGTAGAATGCTTCTGTATAATTTACATACTTGATTTCATACATCTCACCTGTTTGTGAGAAAAACGGTATATAAATCAAATCACCTTCTCTTGGTCTGCTATATGTCTGCGGTACCCAACGTGCAAAAGTACGTTTAGATACAATCACAGACATGTTATTACGAATTTCTAGACCAAATTTAGAGAAAAACTCCCGTTCACCTTCATAGCCATCTACGTTTGTAATGTATAGATCAAGTGGATAGGCCGATGTGAATCGTTTCAGTGGGTCTTCACCATACAATAAATCTCTGGCAACATCGTTATCATTCGTCATGTAATAACAATCCACACCATTAATTTTAATGGTTTCAATCATCAAATCTTCGATGAGCCTTTGCTCCGGATTTGAATTATAGTTATTGAAATACGAATTAGTAGGCATTAGTTTAAATAGAATTCAACTGGTAACGAATAGCTATTTGTCATTTCTTCTTCTAATTCTTTGATTTCTTCCATAGCTTCTTCATAAATCTTATCACCGTTCAGCACAACACCACCAGGAAGTTGTACGCCGGCAAACTTTTTAAGATTGTTTCCCCAAGTTCTTTTGATGAGGGCTGTTGCATATTTTTTAAGCCAACGGTCATTCCAAACCGATGCGTATTGTGCGGAATCAATCATTGCATATGATTCAGCAATCACTACATCTCCGGCTTTTACGGCTGTGCCCCAACCCCAATCACAAAATAGCTTATGCATGTGTCTTTGGAATCGAATAGGTACTTCACCCGTAAACATGATCTCAAGTGAACGTAGGTGTTGCATTGTCAATGTGTAATTAACATATGATGCAGAAGTAAAGTCGTACAGTTCGTTCAAACGGAGTTGATAACGCAGATCGAACATATTATTTGTGTTGATCGAATCTGATATTGGAAATACTCTTGTTACACCGACAATATTTACTGCATTATTACCTGTATCTCTTGTGACGCTTGGTGACATATTGATATATTTATTTGTGATATCTGTAGCGTCAAGCTGTTTGATGTAATACACCTTTTGCAGTGCGTCAAAATGGTAGTCTTGCCAGTATGAAAACGCATCATCTATTCTGTCTTCCAGTTGGTCGTCGTCAATATTGATTTCGATCACTGGAAAACCTAATCTACGTAAGCAGTATTCTTTGAATGTTTGTCTATTTGTTACTGATGGCATTATTATACCTTATTTTTAAAACTACCAAGTATTTATGCCATCAGTAAATTTGCTTTTGAGTCTATTTTAAACCCATTTGTTCTCGAATTTTTGTGGCTGAGATTGAATGTACCTCTTCGGTAAAAACTTCTTGTTCTATCTTATAACCAACGTCACGCCCGTAGGTAATATTTACAATATTAGGAACAACTTGAATTTCGTATTGGCCTTGATAGAGTGGATCTAAGTCTCTGCGAATATAGTTCTTAACTTGCTCGATTGCGAATGGATTACTACCTTGCCATCCTTGA